CTCATTCCCGTCCGCATATCGGGTACCGCCGCGGCGGGAAACACGCTCGGAAGACCGATACAGCCGACGTTCCGTGACGTCGATCACTCCGAAGTCCAGTTCCCACGCGAGCTCGCGACCATCGCGCGCCTGTGGGACATGACGGAAGAGCGCCTAAAGCGGACGATAATGCAGCTCCCGGTCAACCACTACGACCAGTCCTGGCGCTCAATAGCGCAGAACCTGGCCTACATCGGGATCATCTACCTCAACGGCCAGAGAGTAGAGCCTTTCTCGAAGCACTGGTATCATAGCAACGCGTTTGACCCGCTTTGTTTTGATGACCCAGCGGCGTGGGTTACGCTCGCTGATCTCAAACCAGACAAGAGAATTGAAGGGGGACAGGAGGTGACCATTGGCGGTCTCGAAGTCGTGCTTCGCACGTTCAAGTACCTGCCAAGGTCCTCCCGCATGTCAGAAGCGCCATCCAAAATGGCACAGATCATGACTGAGCAGGAGCATCTAGGCCTACCGCTCCTACAGTGGATCTCAACTGAGCCATCCGGCCCGACCAACATCGAAATCCAAGGGTGGGCATTAGGCGAAGGGGTAATCGACATCGTGTCGATACCATCCCAGCCAGGTGCCAACCCATTCTTCCTCACGTCCCTGTCGGATGTAGGTCCTCTCCACGGACGGCAATTCAACGCCGTCGTCGAGACGATCGAACCGGTGGCGCCAGCCGCTCCGCCCGTCATTCCGCCACCCCCCGGAATGATGACGGAGCTCGGTAGCTGACGCCTCTCACGCGCCCCAGGGGACTTTGTGTCCCCTGGGCGCCCGTGACCCTTTACGCGACAATCATTATCATCGCAGCCATAGTGAAGATCACATTATAACCATGAACTCAGACGTACAAGACAACATTTTCCTCGGCGACCGTTCCATGTGGCGTTACCACCGCATGTCGGGCCGCGCATCGTCGGTCTCCTTTCACGAACGCGGCGTCCCGATCGACCCAGCGCACCTGGGCATCGAGCTCAGCCGAGCTGGAAGACACCCGCGCTGGGCTTTCGCCATGCCACCTGGTGCTCGGCGCGACCCACGTCATCCCGACTTCTCTCGCGTACGACCTAACTCTCTGGTCCTCACTTCTGAAAGCGCCATCGACCACGCCCTCGACAGGGCCGCCGAGGTATACGACATCGTCGAGAACTTACCGGCTTCGCCAACGCGAACGTCAGAGCTGGGCTCACTCAAGAAATTCACCGTCCTGGCTGGCCGATACGCTCCCTGGTACGTCCAGCGCCTATCAGGAGGCAGTCTCTCAAGACCACTACCCGCGGTCATCCAGCGAATAGCCCACCACGTCGCGCTGGTTTACCAGCTCCACAACCCGCCAAGCTCGCCCCCGTCGAAGGCTGACCCGTCATCCACCAACGCCGGATGGCCGACATTCGTTGCCCACGCCCTAGGAAAGATAGCGGGCGGTCTCCTCACGGATAAGGACTTCGACGTCACCTATGCCAACGCCGAGGCTGTCGCCGGCGCTTTAAACCTCGACGGCAGGACGATACTCGGCAACGGCCTAGGTGGCCGCTCCGGCGCCGTCTACAAGGACACCTCTCTCATCGCGTTCACAGGAACGGGATGGGAGGAGCTCGGAACGTGGAAGGGCTATTCCCAACGGAATCGTATCGTCCATATGTCCTCGTACGCGGTAAACCAGGGTATCAGGCCACTGTTCACGTACTGGCACGACTCGCGCAAGATGATACCAGGTCTCTGGCACAGCGGGGGCATGGATCAAGCGATCATACAAGGACGAAAGATGACGTTTGAATCGGATATCTCCGGTTTTGATGTCAGCGTAGTTCGCGAACTGCAAACGCTAATCGCCTGGCACTTCGCGCACGTCGAGCCCGCCCTGGCGGGTCCGGCCAGATTCTGGTTAGCCGCCGAGGCCCTTCCGATGATAGGCCCGAGCTGGGATCGCTCTTTCGACTCCTGTAGCGTCTTCACCTTCCTAGGGGGCACGCGATCAGGACTGAAGACGACGTCTGAGTCCGGAACGATCTACGCACTCATCGCTACGCTCTACGCTTTGCATCAGCAGGGCGTTAACATATGGTCTTGGCCGCGGCTTAAGGACATGTCTCTCCTCATCCAAGGAGACGACGTCCTGGTCGCGACTGACGTCGCGCTGGACCCAGCAGCGTGGGCGGCTTCCTACGCTGACCTGGGTCTGACCTCCGAGCTAATCGAGGGTGACCTCTTCCTAAGTCGTCACCATGACTGCGTCGGCGCTCCGTACCCGTCTGCGGGACGCATAATTCAGCAGACGCTCTCGCATGAGCACGAGAAGACGGGCGACGAAGAGACGACCAAAGGCCTTCTCGCCTTAGGGTTGATCGCGCGGTCTGAACATACTGATAGGATGCCCCAAGAATACCGCGCTATAGCGGGCAAGTCACTCGAACACGCGTCCTGGCTGACTAAGTACTGTCATGCCGCCGACTTCGATGACTTGGCGAAAATAAGGAATCGCCTCTTATCGTCATCCGAGGTCGCACATGACATCTCGGTTGCCCTTGAAGCCGCCGAAGGCGCGACCTGGATCGTAGAAGAGCTTCGTGAAGTTGAGCATTCCCCATCAGCTCAGCTACTAGCCAAATACATATCAACGAAGGCTCCCGAGCTTCTAACGGAGTCACTTAACAAGGACGCCGCTGTAGCCGGTATCGTCGCAGCATTGAGCACGCTGCCTCGCGGTCAGCGCGTCGCTCTCGCTGCCTCCTACGCCACCCTCGCTATGGAGGATACAGCGGGCGCGGACCTCGAACTCATTCGACTAATCACGCGATTCCACGAAACAACCACACCGAAAGTGACCTAAATGCTGACTCTGACCGAACCTTTCGCGTCCGCCTCCTACAAAAGCGAGCGGACCAGACAGATGATCCTAGAGATCATTTCCCTTATACAGGGCGACCCTGATCTTCGCAATATGCTAAGGCAAGCAATGGACGGGGGCAGCCCACTACCGAAGGCCGACTCCACACCGCCTCCCCCTCTACTGGACACGTCGGCCGCAGGACAGCTATTGATGGACGAGACCAGGCACGAGATCGAGGCGGTCCTACCACCAGTCGTTCCACGCGAGAAGGCCCCCTTGATGCCCTATGAGCTCCCAATACCGCAACCAAGCGATACGTCAGACTCCTACGTCGACGACATCGTCAAGCCGAACGGCTGGGATGTCTTGACATGGGCTACCGCTGTCCTCAACACCGCGGACTGGCCCTGGAGCGCTGACGACATCAGGAAAGTTCGAGATTGGGCACAAACCATTCTCGACAAGAAGGATAGCCCGGACGTCCCAGCCGACGTAACCTAGTACACCCAGTGGACTAGACGAAGCGCACCACTTGTCGCGGGTGCGGCTACCGGACTGGTTACCCGGCCAGCCAGCGCTTACTAGTCCGCGACTTATGCAAGCGACGCACCCAACCTCACGCCACCGCGGCGTGAACAAGCACTTAACACTGCAAGTCCTCCCCGACGAGGCGTACAACGATTACATCGTTGCTACGCCTCGTCGCGGGGGGCACAAT